GTCATTTACCGGTTAGCGGCCAAAGCTTATTGTTTCGATTGCGTATGCGAGCGAGTATTCGTAGGCAGATTCCTGGCCGTACGGCAGTGACTGAGGGGAAACCCGACAAGATTGCTGCATTGCTTGACGAAGCAGCTGACGAAATTGAACGACTTACTACTAAGGCATGGCGTCTTAAATTCTGGTAATATTATGAACAGAGAACAAATTATAACATCTATGTGTTACACTTGGCGTCATGATTTTGGCATTACAAGTGAATCAGCGGACAATGGCATTGGCATATTATCATCTGGTATGACACTTGCCCAACAAAAATCACTATGGGCAAGCATGGCTCAGATTTTCGACAATGACATACAGCCAAATATGGAGTTTAAAAATGGAACCTAGACTACGCGAAATAATGAATATCCTCTCAGAGGAAGCCGCCGAGGTGATTCAAGCAATTAGCAAGTGTCATCGCTTTGGGTTGGATAACGTCAAGCCCGGCTTATCGCTAACTAATAAACAACATTTAGAAGAAGAGATTGGCGACCTAGTGGCAATGATCGAACTACTAAAATTAGAAGGTGTAATTACCGATTACGGTATTAAGCTTGCTATGCAGAGAAAATTTGAAAAACTAATGAAATGGTCCACAATTTATGAACGAGATTAAAGTTAGCGAAGTTTTTTACTCTGCACAGGGTGAAGGTCGCTTTGTTGGTGTGCCATCGATCTTCTTCAGAACTTTTGGTTGCAATTTTACATGTGGTTCATTTGGTATGGCGCGTGGTGAGAAGACTACTGAGCCAGATGACATTGCAAAGAATGTTCACCTATACAAAACCTTTGAAGAGCTACCGTTGGTTACAAAGGGTTGTGATTCTTACCCATCGTGGCATCCAGCATATAAGCACCTTAGCCCAACATATACAGTTGAACAGGCGATTGATGCTATGTTAGCACTAACTCCAAACAATGACTGGATACAGAAGAACGGAAATGATGTCCACTTAGTGATCACTGGTGGAGAACCATTGCTCGGATGGCAACAACTATATCCAGCACTGTTAGGACATAAGCGCATGGCAAGACTTGAGAATTTAACATTTGAAACAAATGGTACTCAACCATTGCATGACAAGTTTCATTCTTATCTGTTTGAAGAGTGGACACGCTTTGGACGAGACCGCGACTATCTTACATTTAGTGTGAGTCCAAAGTTGAGTGCATCTGGTGAAAAGTGGGACAAGGCTATTAAGCCGGATGTAGTAGTAGAGTATCAATCAATTGGGCACACTTATCTAAAGTTTGTCATTGATCAAACTAAAGACTTTGACGAAGTAGATACGGCAGTAAAAGAATATCGTGCTGCTGGATTCGGTGGCATGGTATTTGTCATGCCGGTGGGTGGAACAGATAAAGCGTATTTTGCAAATTCAAAGCATATTGCAGATGAGGCATTGTTAAGGGGCTATAGATACAGTCCAAGATTACATATAGACATCTGGGGTAACGCCTGGTCAAAATAAGGAAATATTATGAGAAAATTTAATGTAAGTATTGCGTATGAGCCAGCAGGTATCCACAATTGGGATTGATATTATGAAAATTACACCTGAATTGGTTTCAAGCCTGTATGATCTAGAGCCCGGATATGACGGCTTGGAGATTGCAGCCAATATAATAAACAAGCTAGTGACAAGGACAGAATATCCAGCCGACGCCGCATATTTTTACCATGTGCATGAAGTCTGGAATATGATTAAAGATTATATTGATTCAACTTACATAACGGCATAATATTATGAAAACTAAAGAAATAACTCCACAAACACCTGCAGAGGGGATTCTGATACATAGAGATTATGGTGATGCTAAACACTATACTGTCACATGCGAATGCTGCTCACCTAATTGCGAACACAAAATATGGGTCGAGGCTGATGAGACTGGTGTTACTGTAACTACATACACGCAACAAAAAACAAAGTTCTGGAAGTTTAATCGCTTCCAAATTATTTGGACTTTGCTTACCAAAGGCTATATTGAATACGAAGCATCTATCATAATGAATAAGCAACAGGCATTAAACTATGCGACGGTATTGCAATTGGCAATTAAAGATGTTGATGCATTTCGAGCAGCCAATAAAATAAAGCCACTGCCAAAGCAGCCTTAATGAGTAACGAGATTCTAAGCCCGTGCGTAAGTATTTGTACAATGGAAGATGACGTCTGTATAGGATGTTTTAGAACTCTTGAAGAAATTGCAAAATGGTCAGACGAAACTGATGTATGGCGTAGTAGGGTTATCGAAAGCTTGGCAAAGAGAGAAGAAGATTTATTTGGATAACATGGAGTATTTAATATGTTTGGTATTTTAAAGAAGTTGTTTAAACGAAAGCCAACCGCCAAGTCTATGCGGGATAGTAAGGAGCCGTGGGTAAATGTTATCGCAGCAAATATTGATCCAAATAATCCAAAGCAAGGAAATTTTGAACTTGAATGGAACGCTGCATTCGTTATATCGTTACGCAATCATGGATACCTTGCACCAAGCCCTGAAGAAATTGTTGACCTTTGGTTTACCGAATTATGCCGCAATATCTCTCAAGATGGTATTGCTGCAGGTGATTTTATTGCCGAAGCCGGGCGCATTGCTACTAACGGAAAGACAAGGTCACAATCATGAAACAACTAATCCGGGGTGCCAATTGCTTTTAGATTTGCTCGTATTTCCCAAGACCGTCACATTGATTCACTAAGTTTAGCCTTTGTTTCTGGGCTTGGAGTTTTTCCAGACTTACGATAGGCTTGACTTCCATTTCCTTTACCAATGTAGTATGGTGTTCCGGCTTTAGCAGTTTGCTATCTTTGGCACGAGGCCAGGCGTATGTGTAATAAATAGTTGCGTTGGTCATATAGATCCTTAGTTGGGTTGACTAATGACAGCGGTATGTTCAGTACGCGGCTGTCACCTATTTTATTTAACCAAACGAAACAATAGATATTGACTTCACTGTCATCTATATGTATAATACTGTATGACTACAAACTATCTTATCATTGATGCTGCCAATCTTTTTTACAGGGCACGTTACGTGGTCCGCTCAGGTGACGCCGAAGAGAAGGTGGCAATGAGCTTTCATATTATCCTCGCTGCTATTTTAAAACAATGGCGTGAACAAAAGGCAAATCACGTAGTATTCTGCTTTGAAGGTCGAAGCTGGCGCAAGGATGTTTACAAACCATATAAGGCAAACAGGACTAAGGCGCGGGCGGCACATACTCCTAAGGAGGCCGAAGAAGAACAACTGTTTTGGGAGAGCTTTGATAAGTTCCACGACTATGTAAGTACCAAGACCAACGTAACTGTTCTTCGTGGTGCTAACGTAGAGGCTGACGACTTTATTGCTCGGTGGATTCAACTTCATCCTTCGGATAACCATACAATTGTTTCATCTGATACCGACTTTGAACAGCTAATAGCCCCAAACGTTCGCTTGTTCAATGGAATCACAGGCACAACTACTACACACAACGGGTACTTTGATGAGAAGAATAAACGCATAATTGACAAGAAAACCAAAGAGGCTATCCCAGCACCTGATCCTGAGTATTTGCTATTTTTCAAATGCATTAGGGGAGATGTGTCGGACAATATCTTCTCGGCATTTCCGGGTGTAAGAGAAAAGGGCACCAAGAACAAGGTAGGTCTCATTGAGGCTTTTTCCGATCGTCACAATAAAGGCTTTAATTGGAACAATATTATGCTCCAGAGATGGTCTGACCATGAACAGATAGAACATCTTGTACGCGATGATTATGAACGTAACCGTGCTATTATCGATCTATCAATGCAGCCACAACACATCAAAGATATACTCGATGCTGGAGTTGCTAAAGCGGTGCAAAAGGAACGGATTCCGCACGTTGGGTTGCATTTTATGAAGTTTTGTGGTAAGTATCGCCTTACGAAAGCAAGTGAAAATGCCGTACAGCATACATCATGGTTAGACGCTTGTTATAGTTAACTAAAATATAATTGGTAAATCATGGATATAACTGCATTAATTGTATATTACTGGTAAATAGATTATGCAAATTAAGCGTGTCGCAACTAAGCTCCTGATTATACTTGGGTTAGTTGGACTATTGGCGGTGTCTATTCCGGTCATTGCAGCAGTGTTTCAAATTGAAACAAAATGGCAATGTAGTGACTCTGCACACATTGTTGGCATTCTAACAGAAAGTGGTAGTAGTGTTATTGCAACCGGGGATGTTGGCATTGCCGGAAGCAATAGAATACACATGTCGTTTTGGGTCGGCAATAATACAGGCGAATGGACTATTGTTGCTACTCCTAAACCCAATATGGAAACAAGTTGCATAGTATTATACGGCACATCATATCATTGCGTGTGGTAGAAGAACAACAGCAGAAAAAGCAAAAATATACTGACATATAGGCTAGCTATTAACTGCATACTTTGCTAAATAGTTCATGTCACGTCCAAAGCCATTAATCATCCTAACGAATACTAATCCTCGTACATACAAAAGTGAAGAGGTGCTTGCAGCTGATGCTATATATGCTGTATTTTACAAAAATAAGCCAATCAACCTACGCACGTTGAATAGTCTTGTAAGTTATCCTGGACCAAAGTATAAGAAGTGCTCTTGGCCAAATCCCGGACATGCTTTTAATCTCGCTGATCGACTTAACAAAATGTTTAAATGCGAAGACTTTTATGTTGTGGAACTGAAGGTTGGGAAACGTATCAATGAGTCAGGTTCTAGCAGTTAGAATAACTGAGTATCTTGCAGGCTATCAAGTGCCTCCAGAATGGGATGGACACACAGTAACGCCATACACCGTTTTTAAAAATTACAGTCCTGGACAAACTAAAGGTCTACGCCTAACACAGTTTGGTTGGGAACTTATTCGAGGGCATTTTAGATATTGGACCTTCCAATTGCCAGGTGGCTGGCACCCGACTCCTGGTCATCTCCTTGGCCTCGAATTTCAACTTGAATGGCCCTATTATCATAGTCATGGTTTTCTACGGGTTTTTAGCGAGCAAGATGCTTTTGAGATTCGGCTTACAGGCGATCCCGTGTTGTGGTTAGACGGTCTGGCCAGGAAGGCACTGGCTAAAGTCTAGGTTTACGCGGCTGTCACCTATTCTATTTAGCGTTTATTTCGTACTATGTTGTAAAAATACAACAGATAAACGGTTGACAATAGGCTCAATTGGTGTTATAATTAATACTTAAACAGCAGCAAGGTTAATATGAAATCAACAGCTAAATTTGGGGTTAATACAAAGTTCCGCGTTATCATCAATCGCGTTAGCGTTTACACTACTAAGCGACAGATTGTTACCGGCATTGGCGACTTCATGTCCATTAATGCGGCGGCGCAGGGAGCATTAATGGCGCTGGAACACCTTAAATCAGAGGCATGCGGACTGTGCGGCGATTGGTCTGGGCACCAAGTTCAAATTGATTTGGCTGTATTTTAATCGGCAAATGTTGCTAAAATACAACACTCGTTTAGTTGACTGATTAACCAAAATGCAGTATAATTAATACTTAAACAGCAACAAACGAAAGTTTATTATGTCTTTAGCAGTTAGTTCCTTGGTACTTGGACAAGAAGTTGCAATCGGGCGGTCTGGCCAATGGGGG